TAGAGGCAGTTGCGTATCTATCGTAAGCAATTTGAACAGGTCTGTACTTTAAAGCCCAATCATGTATTGCTTGAGTCATTTTTAATTCATCAATAGCAATTTCAGAGCTAAATGTTTCCATTAACCCGACACCAATCTTGCCATCAACTATCTGGGCGGCAACAAGGCTTCCTGTGCGTTTTGACGGACTAACATCAAAAGCCATAACCGTCATTGCTCCAACAGGCAAAACAAGTTCAGAATTACTACAAGCTTCAATTGACCCAAAAGTCCAAGGCGATACTTGAGAATCAATCCAAACCGAAAACGTTTCAGTTAAAGTAGCTTCAATAGAGTTTGTTGCAATGCTTTCCTCAATGGCTTCCTCCGAAATCGTATGACCAAGGGCGGGATTACTCATTGCCCATAATTTACGGTCGTGCAAGTTTTGTCTAATAGACATAGGAGCAGAATATTCATAAAACCCAAATGTAGGGCTTGGATACTCCATTGCTTTACTTCGTAAATCATTAAGTACCGTACTAAACGCATCACCCGCATTGGAACAATAAAGACTCATTGCGTTCGGTCTAGCTCTAGTGGTTGGAACAGCAGCCTGAAACCCCTCAACTGAGATTTCGCGTAACTCATCAATAAATAATAAGTCAGCGTGCTTGCCGCGGCTTCCGTCGCGAGTGGCTGCAACAATCTCGTAACGACTATTGTCTTTTAATGTAATTGACTCTTGACCGTTTGTGTATCTAATTGCCTTAACCTTATGAAGTAGCACATCATTTTCCTCAATGGTGTTTGCAACAGCTCTAAAGACATCAAATGCCATAGATCGGTTAGAGGACAAGCCAATTATGTTCTTAGACCCGAAAACGAACAAATGAGCCAAGATCATTACTTTAGCTAGTTCAGTCTTGCCATTTTGTCTGGGGGTTATCAGCAAGTTAGTACGTCTAGCAAAATTTCCTTCCTTTGTAACTCGCAACATATCCTCAAGCACAAATTCCTGCCAAGGTAACAATTTAATGTTGATAGTTTCCAAAAATTTTACAACTTCGGGCAATCTACTAGCTGATTTTAGAAAAGGCGTGTGAATACGAGGCTTTACAGCCCCTATAAGCGGTTTTTTCTTTGCCCCTCGTCCCGCGACGTCAACCTTAGTTTGTTTGGTCTTTAAATGGCTTGTCATGGCTTCTCAAAGGGGCTTGGCGGCTTCGTCATGACCGTTTCAGGGAGAGGAACGCCTGAAAAGACAGGGGGGGTAGAATAGGGGCTTAAAAAACGCGGTTTAATTCGTGCGCCTTTAGATTGATTGCATCGCCTACAAGCTGAGGTTAGGTTTTCTAAATTGAAAATGTCCCCGCCACTAACTCGGCTTTGTATATGGTCAACTGTTGCGTTCGTTTCATCTAAGTTAGTGCCACAGTAGCTGCACACCCACCCATCTCGCATGAGTACAGATAACCTAGTCTTTTTCCAACGAGAAGTTCCTAATGCTTTTTTACTAATGCCAATTCCATTTCTTGAAATGATCTAATGCAGCACACGCATTAATATAACCATCATTATCTAATTTATATTTGTGCGCTAGATACGACAGTCCCCAGTCTATCTGTTTGTAACCATCAACTCTACTTAAATAGACTGACTTTCCTTGGGGTATGCCATACACCCTATGAGTACCATCAAGGTTACCAATAGCTAAAGGATTCCACGCACTTTCTTTACCATACAAGATAGCCAAACACTTGTACTGCTTCTTACTCTCTATCTTCAATAAAGCATATTCTTTAAATGAAATCATAACAACAGGCTTTTTAGATAAGGCTAAAGAGGAATCAATTGTTTTAGAATAAAGGCTAAATACCATTAAGCAAAGAGCTGCCCCAATAACTAACAGCAACGAACTCGCGAGCAATCCGCTGAAGCGGCTCGCGTTCGCGCTTAAAGGCGCGTCGCTTGCTGATAGTGTACTGACGTTGTCAAGTTTGTGCGTAAATTGATCTACAACTTTAAATTTCATATTGAAGTCCAACCAATATACACAGCCTGTGGATTATCTTTTAGCCATTGTTCTCTTAGCTTGTTTTGGTAAACCCAATCAATATCATGATTATCCGTAACCTTCAACCCATTTATGTTTACAGTTATTGCAGTCATGTAAATACTCCCTACCAGCTTGGATAGTGTTGGTGTTATACCCTAGACACTCTGGGCATTGATCTTTTTGCATGTGTAACAGTTGCCGCTTTCAAGTTTCCATGCCCCACATTTTGTGCAGCGGACAACTGATTTATCAGTCATAGCCTCAATTCTAGCCTTTACCCCTGCGTTTTGACACTTAACACACATAACAACTACATGTTCTTGACCTGCATCAAAATCAGCTAATTCATGGAAAAGCATAGGTTGAGCGCATTTATTACACTTAAATACCCAAGTTAAATCACTCATCAATGACAGCGTTAATTATGTATCTAGTCAAATCCTGAGCAGCTGTAAATACAACATTGAAGTCATGTTCATTTGTATCAGCTCTAGTTAGCCCATAAATAGGTCTGCCATACCTAAAGGCACTAGCTGGGGCAAGCAATACGCCGTCGTTATATCTAATGCAAATACGGTTAAAAGCTTGAGGTTCATCATCTACTGGCTCAGTCAGCCACATCTTTTGAAGCTTTTGTAAAGGGAACTTAACCTCATCATTTATTGACTTGTTAAGCCATTTGACTTCCAGTCCACCTATGTAGTTTGCGTAGCCACCATCTTTGACTTGGTTAACAAGAAAGTCCATAAAGTAAAATCTAGGTGTTGGATACAATTCCCAACGAAAGTTGGCAGCCAACCAATCAGCCACCAACTTTTCTTTTCTGCCATCACCGTAAACCTGACGGATTGGTTCAGCCATGATGGTTTAGCTCAATGTGGTTAATGCAACCACACGCAACGCATTTTTTAATACCATCTATGGTTATTAGCCTTGGGTCATTACACATTTCACAACACTCTGACAATGGAACTACATCTAGTACAACTCCATCATCTGTAAATGTAGCCCTAACTCCAGTTGAGTCAATCATTTCCATATCGCCCATTACTCAGTCCCTTCAAAGAACCATCTGCCATTTGCTGAGAGTTTTGCCCAAACGGCGTGTTCTTTAACGTTACCTTTGCAAACGTAGCCATAGTAAGTTTTTCCACCCTTGCTAATACCCTGCTTAAGGGTATGCCCATGCTCACACTCAGGCGGCGGTTTTGGTGTTGAACTACCTATTGCATCAACAACCTCACCAACTGACCACACCACAGGTTCAGGCGTTTTATCAGCTGCGAAACTATCTCGCAAAATAGTTTCTATGTGACCTGATTTGCTACCCGCTGCGCCATACATGTTTTGGCGTTGTTCTAGCTTCTCTTTAAAACTTTTGGTAGGAGTTTCTGCTGCAATGACTTTAACCATTTCGCTTTGACTTGGTCGCTTACCTTTAGCTGCGTATCCTGCGTTTGCAAGAGCGCGACCGATTGCAGAAGTTTCGCAGTTCTCCAATGCAGAAGTTTGATTGACGCCTCTATCCGTAACCATCTCGTAAGCAAGACCAGTTGCCCAAGGCTGGGCGTCAAGCTCCGTACGATATATTGAAGCGCGGACAATGAAACGCGTAGGGCTAGACTCAAGCAGCTCAGTATAAATGCGAAAATCAGCATGTTCACCAATAAATTTTCCAAGACGAACCTCCACCGTTTCATAGTCGTTTATGTTAAATGCCATCGTCCTCACCCCTCATTTCTCTAACAATCTTTCCGTAGATAATGCCGTATCCAAACAAATCTCGGAGTGAGTCGTCATGGTCACTTGTTTGACTAAGACGTGCGACTTTGACGAGCAGCATGCACATTGCGACCTGTTCAGGCGAAATGTAAGTGTCCAAATAGCCTGACCAGAGTTCGCTAATTCGTCGGTGATTTTGCTCTGGACTTCCGTAAATGCTGCCTCTATCGGCAAGCGTTGTGTGGATTTCATTGAGCAGTTCCTCAGTTCTTTTCATAGTCAAATACCTCATCTGACTGTTTTTGTATATTGGTCAATCGTCGGTGCGATTCCCAACCTATCGCCCTGCCCCTCCAGTAACCCTTATTATAGATTTCCTTGTGCCATAAGCTGACAGCCCAAGTAAGTAATCCAGTTGCAATCATAAACCACAAAACCGTCAGTCCGTTGATTTTCATTAGTTTGTCCAAGAACTTGCATAGTCGGTAGTAAAGCAATACATCTCAACTGCGCTGTCATAAGCTATTGAATAAGTGTGACCTACTTGGTCAAGAAAGTGAGTAGCAAGTACAAGTGCTGCGTAGCTCTCAGTCCAAAAAATATACTCATGATTAAAGTTCATTTCTTGGTCAAAGCGAAATCCCTGTACTTCCCAATTTTGACCTTTAAACTCCATTTGACTTTCAGTTAATCTTTCAAAGTCCAATGGATTTAATTGTACATTAGCTAAGTTTTTAGCATGTTTGGTTTTCATTTAAAGCCTTTCCGTTAAACCAAGTTCCGTTAACTTGGATAGGAAAAGCATGAGGCTTACATCTGACATTTACAACCCTAGCCTTGGGCGTGTTCTATAACGCTTTTGTTACAATAGCCCCAGTTCATCAAAAGCGTCAATCTGCTCATCAATATCTCTAGGCTCGTAATCGGTCTGCCTACCCATAGGTTTTACCCTCAACTATGAAGCTGCCATCTTTTTCAATAGGCACAAATACAGGCGCAACCTTTTTGTTCTTTACATACAAAATTCCGAACCCTTGCTGCCAATTGCCGCTGCCGCCTTTTAGGTATTTTGCAGAGGAAAATGACATTAAATTTCCGACTTCAAGACCAAACAAGGTATGCCCTATTTTGCCCCCTGACGAGGCTGTAACAGAGGCTAAACCCCCGCGATGAGTATGCCCACACACCACGCTCTTACCATGCCTTATAGCCAATCCTAGGGCTGTTTGACCACCCTTTTGGGATACCTGCCCCTCGTCACCATGAAGGATAATCCAGTTAGGCGCAATCGGCATAGGTTCACGCCAAAATTTGATGCCTAGCTCAGGCAAGCCAAGCCAATTTTCAAATTTTAATTCAGGTAATGAGGCAAAGGCTGGCAACCTAGTTTTGATTGAATTCCACAATCGGTCAGTATGGTTTGACCTGACCATATCTGTTACCTGTAAGTCGTAGAGGACTTGCTTAGTAACTTGGCGATCTCGGTCAAGTGTTCCAGCAAACTCACCCGCCAAACCGCGTTCCCATTTACTGAGCTGAGGGAGGTCAATTTCATCTCCGACCGTTGCGACTTGATGCGGTTTCCATTTTGCAATAAAGCGTACAAGGTTTCTAGTTGCAATTGGGTCATGGTATGGAATTTGTAAGTCTGAAATCAGAACAATTCGCTTAACTTTATTCGTCCTCGTCAAAGTCGTCTAATGGGTTTTTAATTGGGTCTGTCGTGTCAACAATCCAATCAGGATAACTAGACCTATCCATAGCAAATGCTAGAGCTGTTCCTTCGTCCATGTTTGCTTTTCGGCAAGCCATATAAACTTCATTGGCTGCAATTGCCCAATAGTCAAGTTTTGTAAGTACAGGCTCTTTAGTAGTCCTGCGTCTTTTAGCTACTTTCTTTTTAGGTTTACGCTTTGTTGCCATAGGTTTATTTTACTTCCTGCTAATGACAATAAACAGCTCATCAATGCGATCTGAAA